ACATTAACGCTAAACGCGAGCGCATTAAGGCGGGCAGCGGCGAAAAGATGCGTAAGCCTGGGGCGGAAGGTGCGCCCACGGCCAAGGCGTTCAAGCAGTCAGCCAAGACGGCCAAGCCAAAAGGGAAGTAAGATGCCGCTCAAGAAATCGGGCAGCAAAGAAGCGTTCCGTGAGAACGTCAAGGCGGAAGTAAAGGCCGGCAAGCCGCCCAAACAGGCGGTTGCCATTGCCTACGCAGTTAAACGCGACGCAGCAAAAAAGAAGTGATATGGCCGACTACAACGCCGTAGAAGCGGTAGCTAATGGGGGCTCTAGGTCCGATAAGGACAGCGCCAATGTATTAGCGACGGCCCGTCATCGCATGACGTTGGCGGTAGCGGCGTACTCCGAGTCACGCGAAGATGAGCTAGACGACCTGCGTTTTGCCGCCGGCTCGCCAGACAATCACTGGCAGTGGCCGGCGGACGTACTGGCGACCCGAGGGTCGGTTCAGGGGCAGACCATCAATGCGCGCCCTTGTCTGACTATTAACAAGCTGCCGCAGCATGTAAAGCAGGTCACCAACGACCAACGGCAGAACCGGCCCTCGGGGAAGGTCATTCCCGCCGACGACAAGGCGGACGTAGAAGTCGCGGAGATATTTGACGGCATCGTCCGTCATATTGAGTACATCAGCGACGCCGACGTAGCCTACGACACCGCCTGCGAGAACCAGGTGACGTATGGCGAAGGCTACATCCGCCTGCTGACCGAGTATTGCGACGACGATACGTTTGACCAAGACATTAAAATTGGGCGCATTCGTAATTCGTTTTCGGTGTACATGGACCCGACCATCCAAGACCCCTGCGGGGCGGATGCGGAGTGGTGTTTCATCACCGAAGACCTGCTGCGCGACGAATATGAGCGTCAATTTCCTGACGCGCAACCGTTGTCAAGCCTAGAACAGCAAGGTGTTGGCGACCAGTCGCTGTCGCAGTGGATTAATGAGGACGTGGTGCGTATTGCGGAGTATTTTTACGCCGAATACGAAAAAGCGACCCTGCATCTGTACCCAAACAACATCACGGTGTTCGCTGATTCGCCCGACGCGAAGCAAATGAAGATGATGGGCATCAAACCCATCAAAACGCGCCTTGTGGACCGCCGCAAAATCAAGTGGTGCCGCATCAATGGGTACGAAATCCTTGAGGAACGCGACTGGGCGGGCAAATGGATACCTGTCATCCGCGTAATTGGCAACGAATTTGAGGTCGATGGGCGCGTTTTCGTGTCCGGTATTGTCCGAAACGCCAAAGATGCCCAGCGCATGTACAACTACTGGGTCAGTCAAGAGGCCGAAATGCTCGCGTTGGCGCCAAAAGCGCCATTTATTGGCTACGGCGGGCAGTTTGAGGGCTATGAGAGCCAGTGGAAGACCGCCAACACGACCAACTGGCCGTATTTGGAGGTTAACCCCGACGTAACCGACGGTCAGGGCTCTGTTCTGCCGTTGCCAGCGCGTGCGCAGCCCCCGATGGCGTCCAGCGGCCTGCTACAGGCCAAAGCTGGGGCCTCCGACGACATCAAATCGACCACTGGGCAGTACGACTCAAGCCTCGGCGCGACCAGCAACGAACGGTCTGGTAAAGCCATTTTGGCCCGCGAAAAGCAGGGCGATACGGGCACTTACCACTACGTTGACAATCTGGCGCGGGCTATCCGCTATTGCACCCGGCAGATAGTAGACCTGATACCAAAAATCTACGATACGCAGCGAATTGCGCGGATTATTGGCGTAGATGGTGAAGCTAATTCGGCAAAAATCGACCCGATGCAACAGGAGCCTGTCCGCAAAATTGTGGACCAAATGGGCACTGTTATTGAAAAAGTTTACAACCCTGGGGTTGGCAAGTACGACGTCTGCGTGACGACTGGTCCGAGCTACATGACCAAGCGTCAGGAAGCAATGGATGCCATGTCGCAGATTCTGCAAGGCAACCCGCAGCTGTGGGCGGTGGCCGGCGACCTGTTCATTAAAAACATGGACTGGCCGGGCGCGCAGGAAATGGCGAAACGGTTTGAAAAGACCATCGACCCGAAACTGTTGGCTGACGACGACAAGTCACCGGCGCTACAGCAAGCCGAGCAACAGATGCAGGCGATGGGGCAGGAAATGGAGCAGATGCACGCCATGCTGCAAGGCGTTGCGCAGTCGATGGAAGCGCAAGACCTTAACATCAAGCGCTATGAAGCCGAAACCAAGCGAATTAGCGCCACGATGGCGGGCATGACGCCGGACCAGATTCAAGACGTCGTGTTGGGCACCATCCACGGCATGATGGAGTCCGGCGACCTGATGCCGCAAAACTCTGGGATGCCTGAGATGCCAGCGCAAGAAATGCCGATGGATGGCGAAATGCCACCGGAAATGCCACCCGAAATGATGCAACAGGAACCCATGCAATGAAGGCCGCTGAATTTGTAGGTCTGTTTTTTTTGGCGCGGGACGTGACGCACAGCGTCCATCTGAACACCCGCAGTTATGCCAAACACAAAGCATTGCAAAAATTCTACGAAGGCATTGTAGACTTGGCGGATGGGTTCGCCGAAGCCTATCAGGGGCGGCACGGTTTGATTGGGCCTATCTCGCTGCAATCGGCAAAGAAAACTAGCAACGTGGTGGAGTTCTTGCAAAACCAGTTGGATGAAATTGAAGCCGAACGGTATAACGTCTGTACTAAATCAGACACAGCGCTTCAGAATCTGATTGACGGTATCGTGGAGCTATACCTGTCCACGCTGTACAAACTTAAATTCCTTTCGTGAGGTTTATATGGCTTTAGCTTCTTACATTACCGCCACGGCCAATCTAAAGCCTAGCTTCGGTAAACTTAAAGGCATTTTCGTTAGCTCAGCGTCGGCCACTCCGACCATTACGATTTACGATTCTGCCGCCGCAACAACGACCAAAACGCTAATCGGGGTGTTTACCCCGGTTTCGGCAACCAATTATTTTTTTCCGGCAGATGGCCTTCAGTTTAATAACGGGTTGTATATCGTTATTAGCGGAACTGTCGCCGCAACTGTTTCATTTGAATAGTGATTGCTAGTTTTACCCATATAGGGTAAAAACGCACAAACCGTACCGGTAAGGTTTACCGGGGGCTTTTAAGGAGCCAAAGATGAGTGGTGAAGAACTGTTAGCGGAAGTACCCGCGCCGGAACAGGTAGCGACGGCAGCTCCTGAGCCCGATGTTTCAGCGCCGGAAGTTGGAGAGCAGGCAGAGCCCAAGACCTTCACACAAGAAGAGCTTGACGCGATTGTCAGCAAACGGCTTGCAAGAGAGCAGCGTAAGTGGGAAAGGACTCAGCAGCAGAAAGCGCCGGCACAACCGGTCGAACTGCCGCCAGCAGACCAGTTTGAAAGCGTAGAGGCGTATGCCGATGCGCTGGCTTTGCGTAAAGCGGAGCAACTGATTCAGCAGCGAACGGTTCAGCAGCAGCAGACTGAGGTTCTTGAGGCTTATCACGACCGCGAAGAAGAAGCGCGGGGTAAGTACAATGACTTTGAACAAGTCGCGTATAACCCGAATCTTCCGATTACGAACGTGATGGCTGAGACGATTCACGCTTCTGATATTGGCCCCGATTTGGCTTATTACCTTGGGTCCAATCCGAAAGAAGCTGACCGTATTTCCCGGTTATCGCCGTATTTGCAAGCGAAAGAAATTGGCCGTCTGGAAGCCAAATTGGTTTCTGAGCCGGTAACAAAACGGGTAACTAACGCGCCAGAGCCTATTCAACCCGGTAAACCGCGAAGTGCTTCGGCACCGAGCTTTGATACCACTGACCCTCGGTCTATCAAAAGTATGACCGCATCGCAGTGGATTGAGGCCGAGCGGCAACGCCAGATGAAGAAGCTAGAAGCGCAAAGACTTCGCTAACTAGGAGATATCATGTCTAACTCAATCCTTACGATTGATATGATCACTCGGAAAGCTCTCGAAATCCTTGAGAACAATCTGGTGATTTCCCGCAACGTGAACCGTCAATACGACGATTCCTTTGCCGTCGAGGGCGCCAAAATTGGCTCGACCCTCCGCATCCGTCTGCCTGACCGCGCGCTCGTCACCGATGGCGCTGCCCTCCAGGTGCAGAACGACAACGAACAGTTCACCACCCTGACTGTTGCTTCGCAGAAGCACATCGGCGTGAACTTTACTTCTGCCGAACTCACCATGCAGTTGGATGACTTTGCGGAACGTGTGCTGAAACCCCGCGTTAGTCAGCTGGCTGCTTCGGTTGATGCCGATGTCGCGAATGCGTACAAGAGCATCTTCCAGACGGTTGGCACCCCAGGCACCACCCCGGCTACTTCGCTTGTTCTGTTGCAGGCGCAGCAGAAACTGAACGAATCCGCAGCTGGTATGGCTCCGCGCTACGCCACCGTCAACCCGGCTGCGAACGCTGGTTTGGTTGAAGGCATGAAAGGCCTCTTTAACCCGGTTGACACCGTCAGCCGTCAGTTTAAGAACGGCATGATGGGTCAGGGCGTTCTTGGCTTTGACGAAATCAACATGTCGCAGTCCATCGTCCAGCACACCACCGGCAGCCGCTCGACTTCCGACACCATTCTGGTGAACGGTGCGGTTAGCACGCAGGGCGCGTCTACCATCAACATCGATGGCGGCACGGGTTCGGCAACCATCAATGCTGGCGACGTGTTCACGATTGCCGGCGTTTACGCCGTCAACCCGCAGACCCGTCAGTCCACCGGCTCGCTTCAGCAGTTTGTCTGCACCGCGACCGCCACCGCGTCTAGCGGCGCGTGGACCAGCGTGGCAATTTCGCCGGCTATTTACACCAGCACGAACGCTCTGGCTACCGTGGACTCGTTCCCGGCTGACAACGCCGCCGTGACTTTTGTTGGCACTGCTTCGACCCAGTACCCGCAGAACCTGGTCTATCATAAGGATGCCATCACGTTGGCGACCGCCGACCTTCTGCTTCCGCAGGGCGTCGATATGGCTTCGCGCCAGGTCCACAACGGCATCAGCTTGCGCGTTGTTCGTCAGTACGACATCAACAACGACCGTATGCCCTGCCGTATTGACGTGCTGTATGGTTACTCCACTATCCGGCCACCGATGGCTTGCCGGTTGTGGGGCTAATTAGTAATTCTTTTTGAGGAATAAGTATCATGGCACTACCTAATGGCGCTGGCGGTTACCAGATTGGTGACGGCAACCTTAATGAAGTTCAACTTCGCACTCAGGCTACGCCGGCAACGGCGACGGTTACCGCGACTCTGACGACTGCTCAGATTCTCAACGGTATCCTGCTGGGTACCCCAACCACCACGGCGGCGGCATACACGCTGCCTTTGGCTACTGATTTGGACGCTGCCGTCCCCAGTGCCAAAGTCAACAGCTGTTTTGATTTCACCGTGGTCAACACCAACGGTTCCGGTTCGGGCGTGATTACCATTACGACCAATACCGGTTGGACCATCGGTTCCTCGGGCTCACTCGGCCTGATGACCGTAACCACCGCTGGCACCGCCCAGAGCTACCGCGCCGTGAAAACGGGCGACGGCTCTTGGACGCTGTACCGAATCGCCTAAAAAGCGAATAGGAACGGGGCGGGCAACCGCCCCGTTTTCTTTATGCACATCTACCTTAGACACCCCAAACACGGCACCAAAGTCGCTATCGCGGATGCGGAAGCAGATGCGGATGAACGTAACGGATGGGTGCGATATACTCCCGGTGAACCGGAAGCTCCGGTCAATGAATTAGAGGCTAAACGCCGCCGCCGACCTGCCGCATAGGAGTTTCCGCCGTGCAGAGATATGTCAACTTTATAGCGTCCACGACTTCCACCAGTTCGACGCTAATGGTTCTTTCTAACGCCACCTGCACGGTCTATGTCGCCGGCACTTCTACAGCAGCCACGCTGTATAGCGACAATGGCATCACGCCGTTGGCTAACCCATTCCTATCGTCTTCGACCGGCCAGGTAGCGTTCTACGCGGCTAACGGGACGTATGACCTTGTAGTGTCCAAGATTGGCTATCTTACTGTCACCATCAGCGCCATTGAACTTGATGACCTTATGGCCCCATCGGGCAGCAACAGCGTAGGCTACCTCCCCGCTGGCATAAATGCAGTTTCTACTACCGTCCAAACCAAGCTGCGCGAAAGAGTGAGCGTTAAAGACTTTGGCGCGGTAGGGAATGGGGTAGCGGATGACACGGCGGCGATTCAAGCGGCCATAGACGCCAACCAGTCGGCGCAAGTGTTTTTCCCTTCTGGAACATACCTGTGCAGCAGTGCAATTCTCTTGACGGATACCGCTGGTCACAATTTTCAAGGTCAGCTGATTGGTGACCGCGCCACCATCACGTTTACGCATTCAACCTTAAGCACTGCCGCTGACAAAGACATGGCGCATGGGTTTCAAGCGTTTCCGCTCACTAATGGCGTCGGCGGCGACATCACTGGCATGAGAGGCGTGTTGATCCAAGGCTTTACAATCAACTGCCCAACAAATGGTTGCGGGATTTATTTGGCAAATTGCCAGCGAACGTCGATTATCCAATGCATATTTGTTGGTGGCCGGTACAACGTCGTCGAAGAATGCTGCATCAACACGGTTCACGACCGCTGTTACTTTTCCCAGTTCATCAACGCGGGCTTAGGGCTGTTAATGACCAACGACACCGCCCGCGTTTGGTATGGGTCTGCGACTCCTACGTCCACTTACTGGAACGATTCTCCCCAGATTAGCAATAACGGGTTTGCGACTGACGTTGCCAACGGAATTTTGGCGATGATTCTTGACTACGGGTCACAATCAGAAAGCATCCGAAACGTGACCAACTGTTATTTATACAGCGGCACAAACGCGCAAACCCAGTACGGGATCTTAGGCAGAAACTGCAACTACAACATTCAATCAAGTTGGTTTGAGAACATCAATTATCCCGTAAGATTTTTGATGACCAACGCTAATGAAGGGGGCAGCGGAACGACGATCACAGGCGTCACCGCCGCGCAGCCTAACGGCACTTATACCGTCGGCGCGTTTCCAGATGGATTTAGTTACACCGCCAGAATCAACAACAATCACAGCAACCGAGCAGTCACCGATTACGACGTAAGCGGTGTTGATGGGCCGTGTTTCATTGGTCAGAACATTTCCTACCTGTCATCTGGCACCTTTCTGAAAAGTTTACAGGCAGGCAGTCAAAGAATTGTTGACGGAGGAAACTCGTTAATTAGTTCTTCTGGAACTTACAAAAATCTCACCTACAACCAATATGTGCATTGGTATCTTGGCGACACGACTGGAACGGCCAATGCTGCCGCAGGCGATATAGGGCAGTACATTGAGTCAAGCATTCTGGCAGGCAGCGCGGTTGCGTTAACAACGGCAACCACGGCCTCGATCACAAGCATCAGTTTGACTGCTGGCGATTGGGAAGTGTGGGGCACCGGGGCGTTTGCTTTTACTGGCGCGACTGCCGGGTATTTGCAATGCGGCATTTCTACGTCAGCTGGTACATTTTTAACGACTCGCTACAACACGCAAGTGACGCCGGTTTCTGCCATTGGCACCATCACAAATAGTTACGCAATTCCCCGAAATCGTTTCCAACTGACCGCCACAACGACAATCTATTTGTTGCACTTCGCCACGTTTTCGGCAGGCTCGGTTGCCGGGTTCGGTGTGCTTTCGGCAAGGCGCATCCGGTGATGCACGAACTGGAACACCTGCTGATTGCTCTTGCGGTGCAGGCCGCCATTGGCTTGCTGACCGGCGACTGGTGGGCCGGCGCTGCGCTGGGTGCTGGCGTATTCATTGGCCGCGAACACGCGCAGGCCGAGTACAAGTGGATTGAACACTACGGCCACGGGCGCCGTGCCAACCTGCCCTGGTGGGGTTGGTTAGACCGCCGCGTGTGGGATGTTCATTCGTGGTTTTGGAATCTATCATTGCCCATAGCGGCTGTGCTTATACTGGCCGGAGTAATGTGAAATGACGATTATTGTCCCATCAACTTCGTTTACAACATCAACGACGGCGGGCGACCAAATCAACGCCGCGTTGCGGTTGATTGGACAATTAGCTGAAGGCGAAGTGCCGTCTGCGGCTACCGCACAAGATGCGTTGACCGCCATGAATCAAATGATTGATTCGTGGAACACCGAGCGCCTTAGCGTGTTCTCAACGCAAGACCAAGTGTTTAGCTGGCCCCCGAACACTATCAGCCGCACGTTGGGCCCGTCTGGCGACTTTGTGGGCAACCGCCCTATCCTGCTTGATGATTCGACGTACTTTAAGGACGCTTCTACGGGCATTTCGTTCGGTATCAAAATCCTCAACCAGCAACAGTATAACGGCATCGCCGTTAAGACTGTGACCAGCACTTACCCGCAAGTCATCTGGGTTAACATGACATACCCCGACATTGAAATGTACATCTACCCCGTGCCCACACGGGTGTTGGAATGGCATTTTGTTTCAGTGGCTGAACTGCATCAAGCCGCGTCACTATCAACCGTGTTGGTGTTGCCGCCAGGTTACTTGCGGGCGTTCAAATACAATCTGGCGTGCGAATTGGCACCGGAATTTGGCGTCGAACCGTCGCCTACCGTGTCGCGCATCGCCATGACCAGCAAACGTAATCTGAAGCGCATCAACAACCCAGATGACATCATGAGCTTGCCGTACAGCATCGTTGGCACCCGCCAGCGGTTTAACGTTTTTGCCGGCAACTACTAATGCAAATAGCACTTGATTACGATAAGACCTATACAGCAGATCCAGAACTTTGGGAAAAGTTTATCGGTCTTGCGCAGGCGCGTAATCATAGCGTTTGTGTTGTGACAATGAGATACCCGTACGAAAATATTAAAGGTCTTACTGTTCCTGTTGTATACACCAGCAGAGAAGCAAAAGTTAAGCATTTCATAGCAGACGTTTGGATTGATGATTCTCCAAATTGGATTTATCAGGATTCTATATAATGAAAATGCCAATTCTGGGGCAGGCGTATGTGGCTCGCAGCGTCAACGCTGCGGACAACCGCATGGTCAATCTGTACCCCGAGGCGACGCCCGAAAACGGCAAAGACGCTGGCTTTCTCAACCGCGCGCCTGGTCTGCGGCTGTTAGCGACGTTAGGGACTGGCCCTGTGCGCGGGCTGTGGCAATTTGGGGCGTACGGCTATGCGGTGTCTGGCAACACGCTATACAAAATAGACTCAGCGTGGACCGCAACTGTACTGGGCACGGTGTCTGGCAGTGGGCCGGTCAGCATGACCGACAATGGCACGCAGCTGTTCGTTGCGTGCAACCCGCTCAGCTACATCTACAACGCCAGCACCGGCGTGTTCGCGCAAATTACCGACCCTGACTTTCCTGGCGCGGTAACGGTGGGGTATTTGGACGGGTACTTCGTGTTCAACGAACCCAATTCGCAAAGGATTTGGGTCACTCAGTTGCTGGATGGAACGTCGGTAGATCCGTTGGATTTTGCTAGCGCCGAAGGTTCCCCTGACGGTCTGCTTGCCATTGCGATTGACCACCGCGAGGCGTGGCTGTTTGGCACCAACACCGTTGAGGTGTGGTACGACTCAGGCGCGGCAGCGTTTCCGCTGGAGCGCATACAGGGCGCATTTAACGAGCTTGGTTGCGCGGCTCCGTATTCAGTAGCCAAGATGGACAATGGGCTATTCTGGTTGGGCTCCGACGCCCGTGGCAACGGTATGGTCTACCGGGCGAACGGTTACACCGGTCAACGGATTAGCACACACGCCATAGAGTTTGCCATTCAAGGCTACGCGACCATCTCCGACGCCATTGGCTACACTTACCAGCAGGACGGCCATTCGTTTTATGTGCTGATTTTTCCAACCGGCAACGCTACTTGGGTGTACGACGTTGCAACCGGCGCTTGGCATGAACGGGCCGCGTTCAGCAACGGCCAATTTACGCGGCATATCAGCAACTGCCAAATGAATTACAACAACGAAATCGTGGTGGGTGATTACGCCAACGGCAATATCTATGCGTTTGACCTCGATGTTTATGCGGACAACGGCGCGGTACAGCGTTGGCTTCGGTCGTGGCGAGCGCTGCCATCTGGGCAAAACAACCTAAAGCGAACGGCGCAGCACTCGCTACAGCTTGACTGCGAAACGGGCGTTGGCCTTAACACCGGGCAAGGCAGTGACCCTCAAGCCATGCTTCGTTGGTCTGATGATGGCGGTCACACTTGGTCAAACGAACATTGGACATCAATGGGCGCGATTGGGTCGTATGGCACGCGGGCCATTTGGCGCCGGTTAGGGATGACGGAAAAGATCCGAGACAGGGTTTACGAAGTGTCCGGCACCGACCCAGTAAAAGTAGCCATTATCGGCGCTGAATTGACCGTATCTGCAACTAATGGCTGACAATACCACTAATATCACACCACCACGCGTTCCATTTTTGGACGCGCGAAACGGTCAAATATCACGCGAGTGGTATCGATTCTTTCTAAACCTGTTCACCATTACCGGCAACGGAACCGGCGTTACGCCTATTGCAAATGGCGGAACAAACTCCACGTCTACGCCGCAATCAGGCGCCATAGCGTATGGTGACGGCGCGTCATATAGATTTACGACGGTTGGCTTGCCCGGACAAATATTGACCAGCAACGGCGCCGGTTCGCCGGGGTGGACTACGGCGGCAGGGGGCTCTGTCACCAGCGTGGATGTATCTGGCGGCACCACCGGGTTTACGACGTCGGGCGGCCCCATAACATCGTCGGGCACCATTACGTTGGGCGGAACATTAGCAATCGCCAATGGCGGCACTAATTCATCCGCAACCCCTACTGCTGGGGCCGTCCCATACGGCACCGGCACGGCGTATGATTTTACTGCGGTTGGCACTGTAGGTCAGGTGCTGACCAGCGCAGGTGCTGGCACGCCTACTTGGGCCACACCAACCACTGGCACAGTTTCTAGCGTTGATGTATCAGGTGGCACAACGGGCTTAACCACTTCGGGTGGCCCAATTACCAGTTCCGGCACCATTACGTTAGGCGGAACTTTGGCTATCGCTAACGGCGGTACGAACGGTACAGCGACACCCACAGCCGGGGCCGTTCCTTACGGCACCGGTACGGCGTTTGGCTTTACCGTTGCCGGTACGTCCGGCCAAGTGCTGACTAGCGCTGGCGCTGGTATACCTACTTGGACCACCCCAACTACCGGCACGGTGACTAGCGTTGGGCAGACGTTTACCGGCGGCCTCATATCGGTAACCGGGTCGCCTGTTACCGGGTCTGGCACGTTGGCGTTAACGGTTGCGGGGACGTCGGGCGGCGTTCCTTACTTTTCATCCGCAAGCACCTGGGCGTCGTCGGCGACGTTAGCGGCGAATGCTTTGGTCATCGGCGGCGGCGCGGGCGTAGCGCCTGCGACCACTACAACGGGCACAGGTGTTGTCACCGCGTTGGGCGTCAACACTGGAACTGCCGGCGCGTTTGTCGTCAACGGCGGCGCGCTGGGCACGCCGTCCAGCGGCACGGTGACTAACCTGACCGGTACGGCGTCCATCAACATCAACGGCACTGTAGGTGCTACAACACCCACCACCGGCGTGTTCACTACGGTGGTCGCCAATACCAGCGCGGGCGTAGGCGCTATCGCACCAGCGGGCACTAATTTTTATAACGTCAAAAACATTACAGGTGCTACCGCTGCAAACGCCAACTATACTTTTGCGACTATCCAGAGCGACGTAACTTCCCAAGCTCGCGGGTATCTTACTAACTTAGGAACCGCCGCCACCGCGTTTACGTTATCAAACCTTAGACATTTTTACGCATTCCAAGGAACTATTGGCGCGGGGTCAACTGTAACCACCCAAATTGGGTTTTACGCAGAAAACAATTTAATTGGCGCTACCAATAACTATGGTTTTGTGGCGGGTGATACCGCCGCAGTAACCGCAGGCAAAACGGCTTACGGGTTCTACTCCGGCGTCAACACTGCCTCGGGAGGCGGTACAACTTGGGGTTTTTACGCAGCAGGTACGACCAACAATTATTTTGGCGGCAAAGTCGGTATTAGCCGAACCCCGACGACCAACTTGGATGTCAACGGCTCGATTGCTTTTCGAGCGCCCAGCCTAACCAATGCGGCCACCTACACGGTAGCGACCACCGACGTATCGCTGCGGTTCACGACCACGGCTTGCACGGTCACCTTGCCGGCAGCCGCAAGTTTTACGGGCCGCGTTTTGTATTTGAACAACGTCACCGCGATTGCGGTGACTTCTGCCTCATCGAACGTCATTCCTTTGGGGTCCAACACGGCTGGCACAGCAATTCTTGCGGCGACCGCCGGTAAATTTGCTATGATTCAGTCCGATGGGACCAACTGGATTACAATGATGGCTAACTAAGCCTTCGGAGATTGTCATGTCAGTCACGCTTTCGCCACCCCCTAAACTGCAATTCTTCGATTCAAATGGCAATCCATTGTCCGGGGGGCTTTTGTATTCGTACACGGCTGGCACTAGCACCCCGCTGGCAACTTACAATGACGCCTCGGGCACGACGTACAATACGAATCCCGTCATCTTAGACTCCAGGGGCGAGGCCGATGTTTGGCTTGGTGCTGCGTCGTACAAATTCAAATTGGCGACCGCCGCAAACGTAGACATTTGGACCGTTGATAATATCGGTGGTGGCGACCAGTTTGGCACCGTGCAGTTTCTGACCGGCGTAAGTGGTTCGGATACCATTACGGCCACCGTAACTTCTTCAAGTTTCATTGCGTACGCCGCCGGACAAATGTTTAATTTTGTTGCTGCCGGAACTAACGCAACTTCTAGTGTGACGTTGAACTTGAACGGGTTGGGTGCAAAAACGGTCACCAAAGACGGTAGCGCCGTTTTAGCCGCCGGCAACATCACTACCGGACAAATGGTTCAAGTGGTGTACGACGGCGCAAAATTTCAGTTAATCTCTAGCTATCCGTTAAATTTAGCTTCGCCGCCGCCTATTGGCGGTACAACGCCCAACACCGGCGCGTTTACTACGCTAAACACGACGGGCTTTTTGGGCGTTATTACCGCCGCTCCCACTTGCGCGGTAGATGTCACTGGCGGCATTAAAACCAGCCGGGTTACTGTTACCACACCCGCAACAACTGACGGCAATGTTTTTTCGGGGTCGTATACCCCCGCACAAGTAAGCACCAACACCAACGTGGCATCCGTTACCTTTGGTGCATCCTATTACATGCGCGTAGGAAACATGGTAACGGTGATTGGATTAGTTTCAATTACTGCAACCGCGTCCGCTACAGATACAACTCTTCTTATGTCGTTGCCCATTGCGAGTAATTTCTCAAGCCAACGACAGCTAAGTGGAACCGGCGCTTCAACTACCGCCGGCGTTTATGGAAGCGTTGTTGCGGCCATTCTGGGCGACACTACAAACGATTGCGTTGAATTTAGACTTCGCCCTACTTCTACTTCAGCTGTGGCGTATCAGTATTCGTTTACTTATCTTGTACTATAAATTGATGCATCAACGGTACAGGGATAACTAACAATGGCCACCCCGCCGCCCAATAACACGCTTGCCAACACGCCGGCGCGGCAACGGTTTTTGGGTTATGACTATTTAGATTTTTTAACAAATAACGTCAAACCCAACAGCGGCACGTTTTTTATGACCGACCCCCGCACCGGGGGAGTTAACCCGACATTTCAGCGGGTATTAGATGAGCAAAACACGCTTGCTGCTAGTCGCACGCCTGCGCGAGGCGAACAGCGCTACGGCTTTGTGAGATTTGGGCAAGGCATGGACCCAGAGCGAAGGAATCGCAGTTGGCAAGAAAAGTTTTCGATTACACCAGGCGCCGGTTTGTGGGCCATTGGCATCAACCCAGATGACCCGCAGGCTGAAGCTAAAGCTAAAGCGTACATTGAGCGCCAGCTTGCTGCCAACCCATACGATCCGAATGCAAAACAGACTATTTGGGGCGGCGGCCAGTGGGGTCGAGACGACGCCAAAATGCCGGGGATACGCCAAATTCTCGCGCAAAATCCTAACGTCTCTTACGCGCAACTAGCCGATTACTCGCAGCGCGCGTTGCAAACGCAGAATGCGCTTCAGCCCCGCAACTTTGACCTCATGACAATTGTGGACCCCATCATCACCGCCGGCCTTGGGTTCATTAACCCCGCGTTGTCGGCGGTTTATGCTGGCGGTCGCACAGCGGGTGAAGGTGGCGATTTCGGCGACATCTTGCTAAGTGCCGGCGGCGGCTATCTTGGCGGCATGGGCGGCGCCAGCCTAAAAGCCGGCGTCAACGCTGCTGGCGGTTGGGCTAACTATGCGCGAAACATTGGGTCGTCCATCGCAAACGCACCCAGCAACGCGCTAAACTATCTGCGATACGGCCCTGAGATGACCAGCGCGCAGTTCGCCAGCAGCATGCCTGACTGGGTGAGGTCTGGCACCGCCGCCGGCATGTCGAACGCAGCGCGCGCAGCAGGCGCCATTGGTACGGCAAACACACTATCTAAAGGCGCTGACACACTTGGGGCGCAAGCAGGGGCTAAAGGAGGCGAGATGAGTTGGGTGAGTGACGCGCTAAAAACGGCCAAAGATACGTTTGGCATCACAGGCGGTGACCTTTTACGCGGCGGCGCCAATTTAATTTCGGGCGCAATGAGCGCCAACGCTGCTGAAGAAGCCGCGCGGATGCAAGCCAACGCGGCTACCGCTGGGGGCCAGCTAGCGTCGCAAACCGCCGACAAGCAAATGGCCTTGTTGGAGAAGATGTTCAACAAGCAAGTTGAACTGCAAGAGCCCTTTCGGCAGAGCGGTGTGGCGGCGCAAAACCGCATGTTGGACTTGCTGGGGCTTAGCCCGAATCGAGGCGCGGCGGGCTATGGGTCGCTTGCCAAGAACTTTGGTATGTCTGATTTTAAAGCCGACCCTGGCTATGCGTTCCGTATGCGCGAAGGTTTGAAGGCGGTGGACCGGCAGGCGGCGGCGCGGGGTGGTCTTATCTCTGGAGGCGCGCTTAAGGCCGCGCAGAATTACGGGCAAGACTTGGCGTCGCAGGAGTACCAGAACGCATACAATCGATACCAGACCAACCGGACGAACTTGCTGAACCCGCTTCAAAGTTTAGCTGGTGCGGGTCAGACGTCGGCGAACACGATAGGGAACGCAGCGGCGGGATATGGTAGTGAAGGCAGCAACGCGCTGGGCGGTGCGGGTACGGCGCAGGCTAACGCCATTCAGAACGCGGCGAATGCGCGGGCGTCGGGGTATTTGGGTTCGCAGCAGAGTTGGAATCAGGCGATTCAAAACACTGCCGCGATACCTGGGCAGTCCCAGCAGAATGAGTTTATGAACGCGCTGATGCAGAGATATCTTAGCTAGGGGATAGAGTAATGCCATTAGACCCAGTTCTTGCCCAAGGCGTCGCGCCGATTAACTTTGCCGGCCCCGACCCGGCGACGAAAATGAACCAGCTTGCCGCCATGATGAAGATGCAAGGTCTTCAGCAGGAAGGGCAACTGAACGCGCTGAAACTGACTGAAGCGCAAAAGCAAGCGGCTGAAGTGGACGCAATGAAAGACGCTATCCGACGCGGCGAAGATTTGCTTGACCCTCGCAACGCATCAAAATACGGCTCATCTGGCTTGGCGTTTCATAAAGCGCTTCGCGAATCGCAAAACGCTGATTTGGACAACCGAACCAAATTAGTCACCGCTGGCCGTGATATTTGGGCCGGCGTTCGCGACCAAGCGTCTTACGATGCGGCGCTCCCCCAGCTAGAGGCACTTCGCCCAGGCTCAACGGCTAGCTTGCCCCGCGCGTTTGACCCAACGCTAGTCGAACAGAATTTGATGGACGCCAAAACGTATTTTGAGGTTAACAAACCACAAACTACGTTGGGCAAACTACAAGCTGAGTTGGCGCGACTTCCTCCCGGCGACCCGCGTCGCCCGGCGTATGAGGCGGCAATTAATAAAGAAACGCGGTTCGCCCCCACCGACGCAAGCCAATTGCCAGCGGATGCCCGCATGATAGAGTGGCTAAAGTCGCAAGACCCAGACACGCAAGCCCTATATCGCCAGATGTTTGGTAAAGGCCAGTTGACGCCCTATCAAGCGGCAAGTCTTGAGATAGAGCAAACCAAAGAAGCGCGTATTGCAGCCGAAGCTAAAGCCAAAGAAGAAGCCGCTTCGCGCGCGGCAGAGGCGACGGCAGCCGGCGCTGAAGAAAGCGCGCGGATTGTGAATGGCGCCATAACAAAAGCCAAAGGGTTGGTGTCACGCACTTCAACTGGTTTTGGGTCTTTGCTAAGCGGAATACCGACTACCGATGCGCGAGCGTTGGAAGGTCAACTTAACGTCGTCAAGGCAAACTTGGGTTTCGACCGGCTTCGCCAGATGCGCGAAGAATCCAAAACGGGCGGCGCGTTGGGCTCCATTGCGGTTAAAGAATTGGAGCGGCTGGAAGCTGCGGTTGCTACGCTGGATACAGGGTTAAAAGGGCAACAGCTTATCGACGCGTTGGATGCTGTTTCTACGCACTACAATAATTGGTTGGCGGAAAGACAAAAACTAACCAAAAAAACTGATGGCGCACCGGCTGGCGGCGCCCCAACTCAGCCAGTTAGGGACGCCGCCGACGCTATTATTAGCGGAGGTAAATAATGGCTACCGCAGACCAATACGCCGCGTGGATTGTCGCCAATAAAGACAAAAAAGGTTCGCCCGAATTCAATACGGTCGCGCAGGCGTATCAACTGGCTAAAGAAGAGGAATCTTCGGCGGCGACACCTTCGCCCGCTACGCCCGAACCTACCGCCCCAGCCCCCACCGCGCCAGCGCCCGAGCAAGACGCGATACCTGGCGAACGGCTATTAATGAACGTGGCGCAGTGGTTATCTAGCTCCCCTACACAACGCGCGAGGAACCTCGGAGGCGGCGTCGCTGCTGGCGGCGCGCCCATCGTCAGCATCGCTACTGGCGAATCGCCAGAAGAACAGCGACAGCGGTTGGCGGCGATTACAAATGTCACCGGCGCCAACCCCAATAGCCCCGAATATGCTACCGGTCAATTCGCTACTCAGATGGGCGCGTTGATGGGCGCTGGCGAACTTTTGGGCGGCGCGGCGGCGGTAGCTAACGCGCCTAAATTAGCTACCGCCATTAGAACTGGTGGGTTTGGCTCTGATTTAACTGCGGGCCAACGCTTTGTCGGTGGCGCCGCGCTTGGTGCGCCAGCTGGCGCCATGATGTCGCCGACCGACCCCATAACAGGCGCCGTCATCGGCGGCGGTCTTGGTGCCACGGCGGGCGTCTTTATTCCGCCCGCAGCAACCGGAGTTATGGGCGTTGTCAATGCGCTGACGGAGAAGGGCGTTCAAGACGTCACCAACAAAATCTATTTGCGCGCGTTTGGCAACGACCCAGTGAACCTTCAGAAAGCCATCGACATGGCGTCTAAAGGCGCAACTGCCGAGCAGATTGCGGTGGCGACCAACAACCCGACGTTTGCCGTACTGGTAAATGAAGCCAAACGCGCCACCACCGAAGTCAACCAGCTAGCCCGCAATCAATATGCGGCTGAACAGCAAACACTTGCCAACCGTTTGGCCGGCGCCGAAGACGTTGTTACTCCGCTGTCGCGGCAGGCGCAACAGGCGGCTGAAACTAGCGGCACCGCGCTGCCCAAAGTTGCGCCCAGTCAGCCAGGGCAAGTAATTGCTGCGGAAGCGCAGGCCGAAAAGAAATTGATGCGCGACACTACTATTACGCCGGCCTATGAGGCAGCGTTTACGGAAGCAGGCGGCGCGCCTAGCATTTCAGTTAGCGGTCCACTTGCCGAACTAATGGGCAAGCCCGTAGCAACGCTTCGTGAAATTGACGGTATCCGCAGCAACATCAACGCAGAGATTAGAGCGGCGAAATCGGCTGGTGATTCTAAGCGTTTATATGAGCTTGAGCAGATGCACAAGCAAATTGATACGGCGGTAGAAAATAGCGCGCTAACTCCAGAAGCCAAATCGGCGTATAAAAAAGCGGTCAATCTCTACCGGGAAGAATACGTCCCCCGATTTAAGACCGGCGACCAATCCGCGCTTTTGGATGTTGTGCGTAAAAATGAGCCGGGGATATTGCCCGAAGACGTCATCACCAAGTTTATCCAGCCAGGTGGCGAAGCCGCCGCGCAAAACTTGGTCAACATGATTGGCAGCAATCAGAACGCCAAGACAGCGGTAACCGATGGCGTGAAAGAATTGTTCCGGCAGTCGGTAGTCAAGAACGGCGCCATCGACGCTAAAGCGGTGGATAAGTTCATGACCGACTATGAATTGCCGCTTGCCACGCTTGAGAAAGCCGGCATCAAAATTAAAACGGCGCTAGACCTTGTTCGGCTGCCTGCAACCGTTTTTCCGGCAGCCGCTGAAAGATTGGCCGCGCAGAGCCAAACTATTGCGAAACTTCAGTCCAAAGTAGACGCGGACCCTACTAACCGAACGGCCCTCAAGTCGCTGAACGACGCGCAAACGGCCATTAACGAAGTGACTGCCGCGCTGAAAGACAAAAAGAAATTCGCTCAGCTAGTGCGGTTTGGGAGCAGCGTGCCTGAGTCTGGCATGAGCATCGGCGCCAGCGGCCCTATCAAAATTCCAGTGGGCATTACCGCCGAAATTTTGTACAACAACATCAACCGGTTTTTGCGTCAGCGTGTAGAAGGCAAACTCGCCGACCAAATTGGCCGCGAGCTATTAGACTCAGGCGAAATTGCGCGGGCGCTACAAAGAGCGCTTGACGCTAACTTGGCGGCTACCGCAGCCAAGAAGACTTCATCAGGCGTTCCTGCGATACTTAACGCGCTCACCGCAGCCAGTAACACCAACCAACTCGGAGCGCCGTAGTGGAGTATCAAGTCTATTTCAACATCATCCTCGGCGTGGTGATGGCGATTATCGGGTGGTTTGGCCGGTCATTATGGGACGCCAGTATCGAACTCCGCGCTGACCTTTCTCGCTTGCGCGAGGACATTCCCCGCACCTACGTTGCCCGCGAGGATTACCGCGCCGACATCCGCGAAGTAAAAGAGATGCTGACCCGCATCTTCGACAAACTAGACTCCAAGGTAGACAAATGACGTTTGAAGACGCATTCAAAGTACTCATCGGGCACGAAGGCGGCTACGTCAACGACCCGAAAGACCCCGGCGGCGAGACAAAGTACGGCATATCCAAGCGCGCCTATCCGGGTGAGGACATCGCCGGCCTGACGCTGCCGCGCGCCCAAGCCATCTACCACCGCGACTTTTGGGACGTCGTCCACGCCGACGAACTGCCGAAACACGTTCGCTTTGCTGTGTTTGACGCGGCGGTCAATAGCGGTGTCCGCCAGGCTGTTAAATGGCTCCAGCGCGCGGTGGGCGTCGCGGACGATGGTGTCATCGGCCACAAGACCTTAAGCGCGGTGGTGGCAATGGAGCCGTACAAATTGGCCGCAGTATTCAACGGCCAGCGCCTCAAATTCATGACCGAGCTAGAGACGTTTGGCCGGTTTGGCAAAGGCTGGTCCCGGCGCATTGCCGAGAACCTCATCAACCTACCGTAGGGGGCGCCATGCAGTACTTCATCGACCGGGCTAAAGAGCCTAGCACCTGGCGCGGGCTGGCGCTGTTCGCTGGCGCCGTTGGCCTGCACATCTCGCCCGAGGCGCTCCCCGCTATCGGGAGCGCCGTCGCTGCGCTTATTTCGGCAATTGAGGTACTGCGGAAAGGCTAATCAGCCGGTCGAGGTACCAGCGGGCCTTCCGCAAGTCTTCGACCCCGTTCTTGCGTTTCCAGCGCCACAGGTACTTGATAGCGTTGGCGGTGCAGACCGCCTCGATGCCTTCCAGACCGACGGTGGCCGCCGCCAGCGCGTCGATACACTCGACGCCGCCGGCGGTGTAGTGTGCTGGATGGTTGACCGTATCGCTCACGCCAGCATCGCCTTGCGCTCGCGCTCCATCCGCACCGTGCAGTAGCGCTGGTGCAGGCGCAGCATAATGGTCAGGCGCCGAGCCCCGGCGCACTCCTCATCCAGCATCTGCTTCACTTCGTCTTCGGTCATCGTTGGCAAGTTCGCCAACAGTTCGCGCCACGTCATCATTTAAGTGCCTCCTGGGCAATGTCCGACACGCTGCGCTTATCGGCTAGCGCAGCCCAAATTTTCTCGTCTATCGTCTGCTCGGCCATAAAGACGTAGCACCATACCGCGTGCTTTTGCCCGCTGCGGTGCAGCCGTCCGATGGTCTGCTCATAGAGTTCCAGCGACCAAGGCAGCGACAGAAAAACCATCTTGCACCCGCCATGCTGCAAGTTAAGGCCATGTCCGGCTGACCGGGGGTGCAGCAGGAGGATTTCGACTTTACCAGCGTTCCAGCGCTCGATAGCACGGTCATCCTCCAGCGTGACGGCGCGGGCGCCGTAGCGGGCCTTAAGGGTGGCGAGTTCAGCCTGATAGTTGTAAACGATTATTGTATTCGCATACTGATTTTCTTCAAGCAACTCGTCCAGCCGCACCAGCTTGTGGTTGCTGAACCACTCGGTGCCGGTGTCGCCGTAGACGAACCCCGACGCCATCTGTTGCAGCTTGCCGGTCACGGTCGCGGCGTTAATCGCCAGCGCCCGACTGTCGGGGAAGATGGCAACAAAGTTCTTCTTCATTGCGTCGTAGGGCGCGCGGTCGAACAGCTGAGTGACGACCGGGACCGTGTGCAGCGGCGGCAGTGTGTCGCTGTAGTCGCCGGGGTCAAGCAGGAAGGTAGCCGGCTTGATGCGGGCCATGACCATCTCAAGCGACCCCGGCACCGGCGTCCACTCCTGATGTTCGCGGTTGACGCAGTAGAAGTACTGCTGAAGGAACGCGCCCTTGGACCGGCCCAGCAGGTTCTTATCGACTATCTTGCACTGGCCGAACACGTCTTCCAGCCCGTTAGACGTGAATGAGCCAGTCAAGCCCCAGCGTATCTTCATCGGCTCGATGACCTTCTCCAGCGCCTTGAACCTGGCGCCTGATGGGTTCTTGAGCCGGGTGAGTTCGTCGAACACGATGGCGTCGAAATTCAACCGCTGCGCGGCCAGCCACTGTAAGTTGTCGTAGTTCGTCACGACCACCTGAGCGCTTGACGCCAGCGCCGCCAGTCGCTCACCGGGTGAGCCTATGGCCACCGCCAGCGTCAGGCCGGGCGCCCACTTAGGTGCCTCGACCGGCCAAACGTCGGTGACGACGCGCTTAGGGGCCAGCACCAGCACCCGGCGCGCGGCGCCGGTGGCTAGGGCGTGTTGGATGGCGGTGAGCGTAACCATAGTTTTCCCTGCACCGACCGGCGCTAAAATCAAGCCGCGCGGCGTGTTGAGCAGGAATTGAGCGGCTGCTAATTGATATGGGCGTGGCTTAAGCATGGCGGGCGAACTCTCCAAATGTGTCGGCGCGCGCCTGCGCGGCAACCGCCGAAGCTTCATCTAGGGTGGCGAAACAACCGAAGGAAACTTGCTTTCCTGCAATGGACAGACGCACCTGCCAGCGGCGCACTTGCTTGTGCCAGTAGACGTTCTTGACGCCGCTCGTGTTGTCCTTGCGCGTTTTGGCGTTCCGCATGTTTTGCAAATGCGTGGCTGGGCGCAAGTTCGCAACCAAATTGTTGCCGGGGTTGCCGTCTATGTGATCGACAAACTTTGGCAGCCACCCATGCACCAGCAAGAACACGACCCGATGAACCGCGTAATGTTTCCGCCGCAAAGTGACGAACTGATACCCGTGCGGGTCTGGTGCCGGGGCAACCTCATCGCCGGGGTGTCTAACTGACGTGCCGCGCCCAGCCTTTATCCGCCAGTACAGCTTGCCCTCGCGGTACTCCCATACGCTGGGCACGATGGCCCATTCAGGGGCTAGGACCATGCTGCGCGGCGTGTTGAGCAGGAAGGCGGCGCCTGCGGTCTGGTAGGGTCTTAGTTGCATGATAGATACGCCTCTATGAGCGCTTGCGCGACTTGCGGGACGATGGCGTTGCCGTAGGCGCGCAGGCGTCCCACTCTGGCGGTAGACCCATGAGCCAACGGGAATGTGCCGGGTTCAACTGGCCGGGCTTTTCCGTCTCGGCAGGGGAGCCAATCACAGTCGGCCCAAAAGTTAGCTGCGCCGTCACGTCCAGCGTGTCCGTGCTGATTTTCCCGTCTCTCATGCGCCCCCCCAGATACCCACCCTTGTGGTCGCGTGTCGATGTCGTTGGCCAACCCGACAAAAACTGATTCATGTCCCGCCCCAAGCATTTCTGGTTTGAATCCACATGTGTTCTTGCTCCCTCCACATTGTCTGATGCTTGCGGTGTGGCCCAACTCGCCAGCGTCGCCTGCGTGTTCAACCCCCCGCTGCGTGTCCCATCCAACTCGCGAATCCCATTCCCGTCGCTTGTTGTTGTTGTTAGCCACGAACCACAATCGTTGTCTGATGTGCGGGGCGCCGACGCCCGCAGCAGGCATACCGACCGCCCCGCAGGCGTAGTCTTCACTTTCCAAGTCAGCTTGAACAAGGTCGAGCCAGCCGTGGTTAACTGCTGCTTCAACCTGCTCTCCAAAGATGACTGCAGGGCGGCGCTGGCGGATGAGATTGAACCAGTCGGGCCAGAGGTGGCGTTCATCGGCGGTGCCGAGTCGGGCGCCGGCGCTAGAGAAAGGCTGGCAAGGGCAACTACCTGTCCAAACAGGTCGGTCATCGGGCCATCCGGCGAGTCTGAGGGCGTGACTCCAGACGCCGATTCCGGCGAAAAAGTGACATTGAACAAATCCGCTAAGGTCTTCTGGTGCGACATCTTTAATGCTCCGTTCGTCCACAACGCCTGGCGCTATATGGCCGGCGGCGATTAAGTTCCTAAGCCACTGCGCGGCGAAGGGGTCTATTTCGTTGTAGTAAGCAGCCACTGGTCCACATCCTCCTTCGTCCACAGGACGACGTAGTTTTGCCCCAAGCGCAGCATGTCTTCGCGAAACACCTTCTGGAGTTCCGACAGCCGGCCACCGGTTGTTTTGAGTTCCACGAACCACGTCTGACCGGGCAGACAGACTACCCGGTCGGCGACGCCGCGGTGGGCGACGCTGGCGAACTTATACGCCATGCCGCCCTGCGCCTTGACTCGCTGGACCAAGTACCGCTCGATGACTTTCTCAAGCACGACGCTGCCCCCAGTCGTTGTAGTTGCCTTTCTCCGGGCTGTTCGCCCGGTGCAGCAGCCACTTGGTGCCGAGCAGGCGCAGGGCCTGCTGGCGTTTGGCTTCCATGTCCGGGTCGTCCCAGACCGGCGGGGTGTCGTTATTCATCGCTTCACCCGCCTCACGTAAATCTCGGTTCCGTCGGGCCACACCGCCGCTGCGTTTTCGGCAAACGCCGCAAGCATCCATCGACCGGCGTAAGTGCCGTCGATAGTGCCGATAAGTTCGTACTCATCCGGCTCTGCCTTGACCAATTCCTTGGCCAACTCCTCAACCGTCACAAACTTACTCATGGTTATGCTCCTCCAGTTCTTCGGCCAGCTTGTCGGCCTTCAACCGCAACTCGTTTAACCGCTTCTTCTTTCTCCTCAGTTCCTTCCGTTCCGCCTCGGTCAGTTCAGCGGGCGGCGCGTCGGGGCGCGGTGGCGCCACGACCGGCTGCGGGCCGTCCAGATTAAGACGGACCCGCCAGGCGCGGCGGTACATGCCCTTGGCTTCCAGCGCCTTCGCTTTCTGCATCGCCGCGCGGAAATCCTGCGGCGACACGAAGTAATACTCGTATGATTTGTCGCCGACCGTCGGGCCGGCGTGCGGGGCAAGTTTGGCCTTATCACGGGCGGGCATTAGTAGCGCGCCTCTTCGCGACGTTCGTGGAAAAAGTTGTGATACCACGCCTCGCCGACGTGATGGTCACCAGCCTCGTCAGCCTTGGCCGCGACCAAATCGGCAATCATCTTTCCAAGCGCCGCGTAAGCCACGACCTTGGCGCGGTCGTCCTTGGCGTCGAACACCGCCGCCAGCCGCGCGGACAACTGCGTGCTTTCGAGGTAGGACATGTCGTCCAGCACATCGTCCGCGCATTCGCGGACGTACTCTGCCCTCCAGCCGTTGCGGGCGACCTCGCCCAGCTTTCCAAAACTGTACGGGCCGCTGACGCCGTATTCAGACGCCAAAAACTCTGCAAACTTCTTGGTCAATTCATCCATCGGAGTCACTCCTGTTGTTGTCGAGATGGGCACTGTAGCAACATCACAAACATGTTGACAAGCCTCCCGCCAAAAAATTATTCTGCCGCCTCACCCACACAGAGGCATCATCATGCAACACTCCTCAGTCGTCGGCGGGTCCACCGCTAAACGTGTTATCAACTGCCCCGGCAGCGTCAAGCTGGCGGCGCAGATGCCGCCCCAGCCATCATCCAAATATGCGGATGAAGGCACGTTATTGCACAACGTGATGGCTATGCTCCTTGAGAGCAGCGGCGACCCCATGTCGCTCGTCGGCACCAAGTACAACGACATCAGCCTGACCGCTGAACTGGTCGAAGAAAAGGTGTTGCCAGCGCTGGCCGCGCTAGATGAAATCGACCCCGACAACACCGCCGACATTGCTGTCGAAAGCCATGTCGATTTCGGCAGCTTCATCCCAGAAGCGTTTGGCTCGACTGACGTCCTGATGCGCGTCGGGTCCAAAGCGGTCGTGTTGGATTGGAAGTTTGGCAGCGGCATTCCGGTCGATGCGGAGGAGAACCCGCAGTTGATGTTCTACGCCTGCGCGGCCATGCGGACCCCGCGCACGCAGTGGGCGTTCGACGGCGCCGAAACCATTGAACTCGTTATTGTGCAGCCGCCGCACATCCGGCGTTGGGAAGTCAGCCGCCGCCGACTGGAACTGTTTGAAATCGACCTCCGCAACGCGGTCGCGCAGGCCCAAGCGCCCCAGCCGCCCATCAAGCATGGTGACTGGTGCCGCTTCTGCCCCGCGAAACCCATCTGCCCGGCTATGAATGGCGCAGTCGAGCGCGCGCTCAAGACGCAGCTTGACGCTGTGGCACCGGAACTTATCGGCGCTATGCTCAAGAACGCCGACTTGCTTGAGAACTGGATTAGCCAGTTGCGACAATTCGCTTTACAGCGCTTGGAGAACGGTGCTAGTGTGCCGGGGTACAAGTTGGTGGCGAAGCGCGCCACCCGCCAATGGACGGACGAGGCGACTGCGGTCGCGGCACTCACCGCCCTTGGCGTAGACGAATCTGAACTGATGACGACTGAACTGAAGTCGCCGGCGCAGGTTGAGAAAGTGCTTAAGAAAGCTAAGCTCAGCCTGCCCGACGGCATCATCACCGCCATCAGTTCCGGTCACACCTTGGCAGACGAGGCAGATGCCCGCCCGCCGGTTGTGCTCATCGGGAAGCAGTTGACTGCTGCCCTTAGTAAACTTCAGTAGGAGATAGTAGAGATGTCTGATTTGATTAAATTCGCCGGCGCTAACCTGCCGTCCGTCCAGTCCCTCTCCACCAGCCTCAAGGCTCTCAGCGCCGGTTTGCCGGCGGCTGGCGGTGTTGCCATCATCAAGATGGACAAGACCGGCCACTGGGTCTTCGGCGCCGACCAGACGGAAGTCGAGTCCGAGTCCCGCTGGGCCATCAACCCGTACAGCTTCATCCACGGCTTCATCGCCTGGGGCGACGGCGCTGTGGCGGGTGAGGTGATGGTGTCGGTGTCCGAGCCGCTGCCGGATGTGGGCGCTGCCCCGCCGACCGCTGCCAAGGGCTGGGAGACTCAGGTCGGGATGATGCTTAAGTGCATCAGCGGCGAGGATACCGGTCTGGAAGTCCGCTTCACCGCGACGTCGGTTGGCGGTAAGAAGGCGGTGCAGGAGCTGGCGATTGCGCTGGCTCATCAGGTCGATAAAGACCCGAGCAAGCCGGTGCCGGTGGTCGTGTTGAAGAAGGACCATTACCAGCACAAGAGCTACGGGCGCATCTACACGCCCGTGTTTGAGGTGCAGGAGTGGGTCAGCCTGAACGGCCCCGACCGCGAGCCGGGCGAGGATGACGACAAGGACGACGAACCGGCGCCCGCGCCGACCCGCCGCACTCGCCGCTAAACCTCAACCGACGGAGAGCGGGGCCGAAAGGCCCCGTTTTTTTCTATGTTTTCGACCGTCATCTTAACCGACGATAGCCGGTTGCGCGCTATCGATACGCTTCGGCTAAATCACTACACCCGCAGTGTGCCTAGTGGCAAAAGCCATTACGTTAGGTTTGGGGATGCGATAGTTGTTTGGTCAATCCCAGCTAACAAAAACATCGCGAAATTTTTGCTTGGTTGGGATGCCAAGGTCTGGGAGCTTGCGCGGTTGTGGGCTCCCGACGGACACGCCCGCAACTTACTAACGCAAGCCATTAGCGCAGCGGTAAGAGTTATTGTCGCGCTCGAAAAACCGGACGCGCTTGTGTCCTACGCAGACCCTAACGCGGGCCATCGAGGGGGCGTCTACAGAGCCGCATCTTGGATTTACCATGGGCAAAGTGAAGAGTCGCGCGTCTATCGCGCGGCTGACGGCACCACAGTCGCGCGCCGCGCGTTTCATTCTGGGCGGCGCGGCATGACAAAAGCCGAAATTGAAGCCAAAGGGTTCACGCAAGAGAAATTGCCAGGCAAGGAGCGGTTCGTGTTTCCTGTATCAAAACGTGCAAAACGAGTTCTTACGAGGACAGCGCCGTGACACTCTGGATTGATTTTGAAACGCGGTCCAATTGCGACCTCAAGGTCGCCGGCGTTTACAACTACGCGCGCGACGCCAGCACCGAGGTGCTGTGCATGTCCTACGCTTTCGACGACGAGGACGTCCAGACGTGGACGCCGGCCCAGCCGTTCCCGGCGCGTGTGGCCGAGTACACCGGCCAAATCCGCGCCCACAACGCCGCCTTTGAGCGGCTCATCTTCTGGTACGTCTTGCAGATAGACTTTGAGCTTGAGCAGTTCTACTGCACCGCCGCTCAGGCCCGCGCGAACTGCGCGCCAGGTAGTCTTGAGGACATCGGGCGCTTCATGGGCGCCAGCATGAAGAAGGACCATCGCGGTGCTGCGCTCATCCGCAAGTGCTGCGTCCCGCCCTTCAAGCACACCGAGCAGGACCTCGTTGACCTCATTGCATACTGCGAACAAGACGTGCGGGCCATGCGCGAAATCAGCGGGCTGCTGCGCGACCTGTCGCCGACCGAGCTAGCCGATTATCACGTCAACGAGCGCATCAACGACCAAGGCGTGCTGGTCGATGTGCGCCTCTGCCGCGCTGCCATGCGCTACGCCACCACTGAGTCGGAGGACATCACTAAGACGGTCTGGGAGGCCACCAGCGGGCTGGTCGGGTCGGTACGCTCGCCGCGCATGCGCGACTGGGTGCTGGACCGGCTGACGCCCGAGCAGTTGAAGCTAGCGGTCGTCAAAGACAAGCCCAGCATCGACAAGACCGTCCGGGCCAACTTGCTGGCTTGCGACGACCTCGACCCCGCAGTGCGTGAGGTGGTCCAAGCCGCTGACGACTTGTGGGCGTCCAGTGTCGCCAAGTTCCAGCGGCTGGCGCAGCTAGCCGACGTTGAGGATGCCCGCGTGCGAGGCGCGTTCGTGTTCGCTGGCGGTAGCGCCACCGGGCGGGCGTCGTCTTATGGTGCCCAAGTGCATAACTTCACCCGCAAAGTCGCCAAGAGCCCAGCAGCGGTCCGGCAGGCTATGGTGCGCGGTCACCAGTTAGTGCCGACGCACGGGCCTCGTATCACCGACGTCCTGCGCTCGATGCTGCGGCCAGCACTGGTGCCAGCGCCGGGGCATGTGCTTGTGGTGGCTGACTGGTCCGCTATTGAGGGCCGGGTCAACCCGTGGCTTGCGGATAGCGCAGCCGGTGAGGCTAAGCTAGACGTGTTCCGGTCAGGGCTGGACCCGTATATCGTCAACGCCTCCGCGACCTATAACGTGGCGTATGGCGACGTCACCGACAGTCAGCGCCAAGTGGGCAAAGTACAGGAGCTAGCGCTCGGATTCGGCGGCGGTGTCGGTGCGTTCGCGGCGATGGGCCGCGGCTATGGGCTGGTCGTGCCTGAGCCCGAAGCGCAGTTGATGGTCAACGCATGGCGCCGCGCCAACTTCTGGGCGCAGCCGTTCTGGTCCGCGCTGGAGTTCGCCTATTTGTCCGCGATGCGCCAGCCCGGTGAGGAGTTCTCCGCTGGCCGGGTGACCTACCTGTACGACCGGCAGCACCTGTGGTATGTCCTGCCGAGCGGTCGGGTGCTGTGCTACCCGTTTGCCAAGTTTGATGAGGAGGGCAACTTGACTTACGCCAAGGCGGCGTGGAAGCCGATGGCGGACGCGACCGAGTGGCCGCGAGCCCGCTTGTGGCGCGGGCTGGCTTGTGAGAATGTCACTCAAGCCACTGCACACGACTTGCTCCGGCACGCCCTGCGTGAACTGGTCTGGTGTACTGTCCTTCACGTTCACGATGAAATCGTGCTGGAGGTGCAGGAGGCGGACGCCGAGCGCGCGCTGGCGTGGATGCGTGAAGTGATGACCGTGCCGCCCGACTGGGCGAAGGGACTGCCGTTAGCTGTCGATGCGAAAGTGATGACGCGATACGGCAAGTAGCAAAAAAAATCCCGGCGGGTAAGGCCGGGATTCAAGACAAACAAACAGGAGGAAACGACATGAGCGATATTACTCGCTTCCTAGAGTTTTACGCAAGTCTTGCCTTGGATGGTGAGACACCTTTAATCGTTCGGCAGAAGCCGCTGCGCCCGCTGGCGTACCACGCCGATGGCAACCCGAAGTGCACCTATATCGCCATGCTGCCCGGCGCCCGCATCGACCCCAGCTGGAGCGTGTATGGCAACACCGGCAGTTTTATTATCGACCGTTTTCCTGACGGTCGTCCGGTGGCGCAGGCGCGGTGTGTGGACTACCCGCTGGTCCTCATGATGGACGACCTCGGCACCAAGGCGCCGATGCCGACGTTGCCGCCCACTTGGCTCATCGAGTCGTCACCTGGCTCTTATCAAGCGGGCTATGCGTTCAGCATTGATGACGTGCCGACCAAAGCGCAGTTCATTGCCTTGGTTCGCGCGCTCGCCGATAAGGGGCTGACCGACCCCGGCGCCAGCGGTGTGGTCCGAAACTTCCGCCTGCCGGGTTCAATTAACCTAAAGCAGGGCCGGAACAACTTCGCCGCGCGGCTGGTCGAACTGCACCCCGAACGGCAGTTCACCTACTTGCAGTTATGCGAGGCGTATAACGTCACCCCGACGGCTGGCGACACGGACGAGCGCGGATGGTCGCCCATTGCGATATTAGCCGATGACGGCAACGACGACGTTTGGCGCTGGTTGGCGGATAACGGGCTGGTGCTATCGCGCCCGAATAGCGAGGGCTGGGCCGGTATCGTCTGCCCGAATCACGCCGAACACACGGATGGCAACGTCGAGGGCCGATACAGCCCGAGCCGGCGCGCCTACTGCTGTTTGCATGGGCACTGCGTGGACCTCGACTCGCGGACGTTTCTGGCTTGGGTCGCCGAACAGGGCGGGCCCGAACGCGAGCCGGGCATACGCGACGAACTGCTGGCGCTCACGATGTCGGCGGCGTTGTCGAAGCTGCCAATGACGTCCGAAGAATCCGAAGCGGCAGCGGCGGCGTTGGCCGAGGTACGCCGGCGCGAGCATGGGCGGATTGAGCGCGACGCGCTGCACGAGCACTGGGCGTATGTCGTGAACGATGACGCCTACTTCAATCTGGATGACAGAACCGAAATCAGCCGGCGTTCTTTCAACGCCTTGTACGCGCACTTAGGGTGCCGAACCCGGCATGGCAAGCAGGGTGTCATCAGCGCTTCGCAGTGGTTTGACGAGCAGCGTCACGACAAGGATTCGCGCGCGCTGGCCGGCATCACCTACGCACCTGGGGCGCCGGTGCTGGTCGAGCGTGACGGCGACGTGCTGGGCAACCGATGGCAGGACGCACGGCCAGCACGACCACAGGGTCACGACGTGAGCCTGTGGCTGGAGCATCTGGCGGCGGTGCTGCCCGTGGTCGCCGAGCGTGAACTGCTGCTGGACGTGCTGGCGTTCAAGCTCCAGCAACCCGACGTTAAGGTGAACTGGGGCGTCCTGTTGAGCGGCGTCGCGGGCTGCGGCAAGGATACGCTGCTGGCGCCAGCCATACGGGCCATCTGTGGGCCGTTCCAGCGGAACAGGGGCCTGATTGACTCCGACCAGATAGGAAGCCAGTGGGGTTATCATCTTGAGTGCGAGGTGTTGATCCTCAACGAACTGAAGGACACCGACGGCGCCGCCAGACGCGCGATGGCGAACAAACTAAAGCCGCTGCTGGCGGCGCCGCCCGAATACTTGTCGGTCAACCGAAAGGGCTTGAAGCCCTACGATGCCTTGAACCGAATGCTGGTAATCGCGTTCAGTAACGAAACCGTGCCGCTGGTTATCGACTCGACCGACCGCCGATGGTTCGCCCTGCGCTCAACGGCGAAGCGCATGGATGCCGCCGACGCCGCGCGGTTGTGGGGCTGGTATGCGGCGGGCGGGTTCGACGCTGTGGCCGAACTGCTATGGTCGCGCGACGTGAGTGCGTTCAACCCTGGCGCGGCGCCGATACGGACGCAGTTCTGGCATTCGCTGGTATCCGATGGGCGTTCGCCTGCCGAAGAATTGTTGATCGATATGATTGAATCGCAGACCGGCGAGTTCGCTCGCGGGGTCATTGCAGGGCCGTTCAGTGCGTTGTGCATGCGGATTCAAACTGCGACACCTGGCGGCCAGCGGATACCGAAGGCGGCGCTGTTGCACGCTCTAGCCGAAGCTGGCTGGCTGGACGTCGGGCAAATATCGTCGCGTGAATATCCGACCCGAAAGCAAGTCTATTGCGCGCCGGCGTTTGAACACCATACCAAGTCCGACCTACGCCGGATGGTCGAGGATAAGGCCGAGCCGACGTCGCCCCTGGCGGCGCTGCGAGCGGTGCAGTAGTCCGAAGGCCCGAAGGCCCGAAGGCCCGAAGGGCTCACCTGGCGGCCGTCCGGTGGCCTGGCGGGCTGGCGGGCGCTGGCGGGCGGGCGCTGGCGGGCGGGCGCTGGCGGGCGCTGGCGGGCGCTGGCGGGCGGGCGCTGGCGGGCGCTGGCGGGCGCTGGCGGGCGCTGGCGGGCGCTGGCGGGCGCTGGCGGGCGCTGGCGGGCGGGCGCTGGCGGGCGCTGGCGGGCGCTGGCGGGCGCTGGCGGGCGCTGGCGGGCGCTGGCGGGCGCTGGCGGGCGGGCGCTGGCGGGCGCTGGCGGGCGCTGGCCGGGCTGGTCGTCGGGCAAAAAAAAGCCCGGCGCTAGGCCGGGCTCTGTTAGGCGCTGGCGTGCGCCGTCATATGCAGCAAGCTTGCAGGAACGTCCGCGCGAATAGGATTACAAGCGCGAGCGTAAGCGCGCCTAGCAGTACGGTTTCGCGCCTATCCGCGCGCTCGCGCGCGCGATGGTAGGCGAGTCTGTCCTCTTCGAGCGTGGTGGGGCGTTTAATCATTAGCGCGAGCCTCAAATAGCGCGATTTCGTGGTTTAGCTGCGATTCGCTATACGTGTTCAAGGTTTCGATAATCGCGCAACGCGCTAAATCGGCGATTTCGTCGGATGTCATAGTGGCGATTAGGCGTGTGGCGTAGTCGTGCATGATTTCGTAGTGTGTCATCTGTCGTGCCTTTATCTGTGAGATGCCAGCGCTAACCAGACCAGCGCTGCCACTAGGATTAAATGGATCATCGCGCGGCCTGTTCTATTTCAACCGCGAAATGCGATTTTGATTTATCTAACCCGCGATGCGAACAAAACAAACTGTAAGCATCGGGTTTAGATGCCGCGCGTATCGTCGTCACGGCCATATCGTAAACGTGCCGGCAATTCCACATTGGCGCGCCGTATGTGGGCAGATAGGCCGCGCGCGTCCATGCGCGAATAGCTTCTATTTCGTCGTTATAAGTGTCCGTCGAAATTTCATCTCGCATATAGCGCTTATCTAGCGCGTCCATCATGCGCTCTGCGCGTAGTTCAATTTCATGTTCTGTCATGGTGTCGTTTCCTGTCTGTTGTTGTGGTATCGAAATCGATACCGCATAGCGGGCGCCTAGCGCGCCCGCTATACGCTAACGATTAGAACCAGCGCCGCACCAAGCGCGCGCCTAACACGTTTCGCAGCAGGCGCAGCAGCGCCGCTCGGTCTGGCACGCTCGGCATGTAGTGCCGCTCTAGCGCGTCAGCCAGCGCCCGGCACGCGGCCGCGCGGTACTCCGTCGGCGGATACTGGCAGGCCGTGAATTCCAGCGCGCCCGTTTCGCTGTTCAGCGTCAGGCGGCGCGCGTCAGTCAGCGCGGCGCGCAGGTCGTCGGCGCTGACGCTGGCCAGCGCGCAGGCGCGCAGCAGCACGCGGGCATCTTGCAAGTCGCGGTACGCTACCGCGTAATCCGCGCGGTAAATCGACGCCGGCGCGCCCGCGTAGGCGCGCCAGTCAAAGCCCGGTCGCGCGTCGATAAAGGCGCGTAGGGCGGTAAGGATCGTCTCAGCTTGCATATTCGTTTCTCCTGTTTGTTAGCCGTGATAAGTAACAGCGCAACCGCAATCGATAGCGGTAAACGCCACAAGGCACGCGCGCCGGACGTCCATCAAATACGCGCGGTAATCGTAGGCGCCGTCGGGCAGTTGGTAACTGTCTGGATCATTCACGGCGCCATCGGCGAATTGCAGGCGCGCCCAATCGAGCGGCGATTCATACAAGCCCAAAAGATTCTCTAGTAAGTCTGTGCTGTTCATATCGTTTGCCTCTAATTATCTAATTCGCACACTTCAACGTAGTAAGTCTCGCCATCATGGTGTTCTGAAGTCGCGATGTAGCCAATTAGACCTACATAGTGATGCGAGGGGCCATAGCACCACACGGTAGAATCGACAAAGATATCAGTAACGGTGACGCTCCACACTTGCGATAGAGCGTATCCAGCGGCGATACAGTCATCTAACGACTGCCAATAATCGCCGCTACCGTCGCGAATTTCAGCGTAGGGGAATTCAGTTTCATACGTTGCCATGGTGTCAATTCCTTGTCGGTTAGTGCCGGCGCGCTAGGCGCCGGCGTTGTGGGGTTATCTGGCGTTTGGCTTGCGCGCCAGACTAGCGCGAGCGGCAAGTCCAGCGGCCCAAAACAGCGGGCGGCCGCGCGGCATGTTGCGAATTCGCGGCGAATTGCGGTGGTACTGCATAGTTGATTGTCGTTTGGCTTTCATATCGTCTTAACATCCTGATTTATCGTCGGTTTTGATGCTTTGTCGGTAGTACCGGGCGGCATACGCGCGCGCGGCATATCGGCCACTATACGCGCGCGCTCTACCTTGTAAAGCATTATTTTACGCTCAGGCTCAAAAAGATTGTCCATAGTTGCGTTTTACGCTCGCAAGTTACTGATTACGCTCACTATTGCGCCCGGTGTTAGTGCTTTTTTTTGGCCGGACTACCAACATTTTTGCTAACACGTTCGCGAGCGGTTTCGGGCTCGCGCTGCTAATCGGCGCGCGAGCGTATCGGCGACGGTTTCGGCGCGGTTTGCAGCGCTTGCCTGTCATTACGCTACAGCCGGGCAGTGTTCTCGCGAGCGTGCGGTACTGCTTTGATTTGCTTATGTTTTTTGCCGTTTGTCTGTTAAATATATATTTATTAATGACTGATGTTCGATCTTAGATAGGTTAGTGATCACTAACATAGGCCTATTCCGTGTGAGCGACTAAAACCCCCCCCCTAGACTTGCTGATCTTACCTACACCGCCCCCTCATCCCACACTCGCGCCGTCACCCCGCGCGTGCAGCGCCGTCACCGTCACCGTCACCGTCACCGTCACCGTCACCGTCACCGTCACCGTCACCGTCACCGCCACCGCCACCGCCTGCCCGTCACCGCCACCGCCACCGCCTGCCCGTCACCGTCACCGTCACCGGCTGCCGGCCTGCCCGGCTGCCCGTCACCGTCACCGTCACCGGCTGCCCGTCACCGTCACCGGCTGCCCGTCTGCCCGCCTGCCCGCCTGCCCGTCTGCCCGCCTACAATGCGCCACAAGACGCCAGGTGCCATAGTGCTAGGTATCTAGCACTATGCCCCGTAGCGCGTGCTACAGGCCGTCACAGTGCGTCACAGCCCTATGCCGTAGGCTAGGGCATGCTCGGATGGCTGTGTGCGGAGCGCGCGCGCGAGGGCCGCCGGGTAGGGCCCTAGCCAGCCGGTCACAGTTACAGTAGGTGCCACACAAAATTTTTTTTTTAAAAAATCCCAACTGTCATCTATCTTCTTACGCTTGCACCCAAAAAAAATTTGCTGTAGAACTGCTGGCAGTTCTACAGCAACACACCCCTTGCAAAAGACCCCGTTACGGCAGTAGGCTACCCAGCATGACTATTCGTGCGTTACCACTGACAATTCGCGACATCACCGCGACCGAGCGCAACCTGGAGGCGCTGTACGCTGCCGCGCACAAAGGGCTCAAGGGTGACTCGCTGGCGCTGGCCGCTGGGCTGCTGCCTGCGGAATACCGGCGGCTGGCGTCAGCGGACCCGCTGGTGGAGTTGGCTGTAGCCAAAGGTAAGGCAGACGCCGAACGTCAACTTTCTGACGTTCTGCACACTGCGGCGCTGGCGGGCGATACCAAGGTGGCGCTGGAAATTCTGAAACACAAACACGACTGGGTGGCGAAGTCGCACGTCCAAGTGGAGGTCGCCCAACAAATCTCTATCACCGACGCGCTGGCGCAAGCGCAAGCGCGCGTCATCGACGGCGAAGCGAGGGTCATCCATGCTGGTTAAAGCTGACGGGCTGGACGACGCCATCCTCGGCGTGACCGAGGTTACCCGCGACGGGCAGCCGTATGACGTAGTGGTGTACGACACCGAAGCCATCGTGCGTATCTTGGTCCACCGCGACAAGATGGACTATGACGACGCGGTAGACTGGATGGAGTTCAACATCGTCTGCGCGTTCGTGGGGCCGCACACGCCGCTGTTCGTGCGCCCGTTCGACCCCGACGACTACACCGAGCGCGACGCGCCGGACGAGGACTGATGCAAAAGCCCATCTACAGCGCCGACGAAGAACAGACGCTGATGACCCGGCTGTGGTCACCGGCGGTCGCCGACGACCCCGAAGCGTTCGTGCTGTTTGCGTTTCCGTGGGGGCAGCCCAACACACCGCTGGCGCACTTCAAAGGCCCGCGACAGTGGCAGCGCGACACGCTCCGACAGATAAAGGACCACATCAAGCGCAACCGGGGTCAGCCGACGATGGACACGCTGCGGGCTGCGGTGGCGTCCGGGCGCGGTATTGGCAAGTCGGCGTTGGTCAGTTGGCTCATTCTGTGGATGCTAAGCACCCGGATAGGGTCTAGCGTGGTAGTGAGCGCTAACTCCGAGGCGCAGCTAAGGTCGGTCACTTGGGGTGAACTGTCCAAATGGGCGGCAATGCTCATCAACGCCCACTGGTGGGAGGTGAGCGCCACCAAGCTGGTGCCGGCGACGTGGCTAACAGACATCGTGGAGCGCGACCTCAAGAAAGGCACGCGCTACTGGGCCGCAGAAGGGAAGCTGTGGAGTGAGGAGAACCCTGACTCCTACGCGGGCGTACACAACCACGATGGCATGATGTTGATATTCGACGAGGCGTCGGGCATACCTGACGGCATCTGGTCGGTCGGGTCGGGGTTCTTCACCGAGAACATCTTGGACCGCTACTGGATGGCGTTCAGTAACCCGCGCCGCAACAGTGGGTACTTCTTTGAGTGCTTCAACGCCAAACGGGACTTCTGGCAGACCAAGCAGGTAGACGCCCGCACGGTCGAAGACACCGACAAGCAAGTGTACGAGCAGATTATCGCCGAGTACGGGTCAGACTCGCCCCAGGCGCGCATAGAGGTCTATGGTGAGTTTCCGAGCGAGGGCGACGACCAGTTCATCCCGCCGCAGCTGGTGGACGACGCAATGGCGCGGCCACGCTATAAAGACGAGACGGCACCGGTCATCTTAGGGATAGACCCGGCGCGCGGTGGCGCTGACTCGACGGTCATCGTGGTGCGGCAGGGGCGCGACATCAAGGCCATCAAGCGCTACAACGGCGAGGACACGATGGCGATAGTGGGCCGGGTGATAGACGCCATTGAGGAGTTCAAGCCGGTGCTGGCGGTCATCGACGAAGGGGGCTTGGGGTACGGCATCATGGACCGGCTGCATGAGCAACGGTACAAGGTGGTGAAAGGCGTCAACTTCGGCTGGAAGGCGAAGAACGGCATCATGTACTACAACAAGCGGGCGGAACTGTGGGGGGCTATGAAAGACTGGCTGAAGTCTGCTAGCATCCCCGACGACCGGCGGTTCAAGTCCGACTTGACCGGCGTGATGATTAAGCCGACGTCCAGTGGAGTCATCCAGTTGGAGTCGAAGAAGGACATGAAGGCGCGGGGTCTGGCATCGCCTGACGCTGCTGACGCATTAGCGGTGACGTTTGCCTTTCCGGTAGCGCACCGGGAGTATGTGGATAAACCCCGACGCTACGCCACGCAAAGCAATGGCGGCGTCATCACAAGTTGGATGGGAGCTTAAAATGGCAAATTCTCAGGCAATCGGCGTCGCGTATGAGGACCAGAACATCATTGGTGCCGAGCGCATCCTGACCGACCGCGAGCTGGGTTACACCGCCAACGCGCAGGGCACCGTGACGCAGGCGACCAGCAAGTCCACTGCCGTGACGCTGAACAAGTCGGCGGGGCGCATCACGCTGAACGCGGCGTCGCTGGCGGCGACGACCAACGTGTCGTTCACGTTCAACAACAGCCTCATCAGCACCAACGACGTGCTGATTTTGAACGTCGCGGCGGGCGCTACTGCGGCCTCGTACAACTTGTGGGTTGATTCGCTCAACGCTGGTTCGGCTAGCATTACGCTGCGTAACACCACTGCCGGTGCGCTGGCGGAAGCGGTGGTCATTAACTTTGCGCTGATTCACAACGTCTAATGGGTAAGTCGGTATCGCTTAGCGTAGGCCGAGGCGAAAAGCTGCCGGCTAGCAAAGGCGCCGGACTGACGGCCAAAGGGCGGGAGAAGTACAACCGCGAAACCGGCAGCAACCTAAAGGCGCCAGCGCCGAGCCCTAAGACGGAAGCGGACAAAGGGCGCAAAGCGTCCTTCTGCGCGCGGATGGGTGCGGTAGCGGCCAAGGCCAAAGATGGCGAACGCGCCAAAGCGTCGCTTAAAAGGTGGAAATGCCCATGAGCAAAGCTGGACTCTACG